TGTAGTTACTGGCTTTGGTGCTGCTGTAATCTGACCAATCTTCTTCAAGAAGGCTAGATCCTCTGGTGTTAGCTCTGACATGTTAGCTCCAACTTGTTAGGATTGATACGGAAATCTCACAGCTGAGAAGGTCACCCGAAGCAGCGTTGAGAATACTTGGTGCGCTGATTGCGCTTACATTATAGGTCAAAGAAGATGCAGCGAGTTTGTTAAACACTCCAACTAGGAAATCTTCTATGCCATTAAGGTTGCCTTCATTGTCAAACAAAGGCGTGGTAATAATGAGCTTGAAATTAGCCAATGGGCTAACTGTGTTTCGAGCGTTATTGCTCGGAGTTACATAGGGATCGTCTGGAGACACGATCACTGAGTTCGCTAGCACTGTGGCAGGCGGAAAAGCAAAGACTTGGTACTTCGTGTTATCGACTAGAGCTGTGGCTAAGGTCGTTCTAAGAGTAGTGAGTGCAACTGGCATTATCCCACCATCGAGCGAGGGTCTAGTGCGTGTGCTATCAATCCTCTTACCTTAGCGAGTAGCTGTGCGCTCATTCGATAAGGTGAGGGCTGGAAATCGACTGCGTTACTGCCTGAGAGTGTAGCTGTACGCGCTTGCCAGATTTCAACAGCGATCATTAAAGCTGCGTTCTGAACTGCTGTGTCTGTTGTCCAGTCTGTGTAATTTGTTGCTGTCACTGTGCCGAAAGGAGCAATGGGATGAATTGGCTTAATTGCAGCATGATTTGTGACCATTGTTATTGAGTAAGGTGTAACTGATGTCAAAACCTTAGTGCCGTTAAAAGATGAACCACAGCCTGTTATTACTACTGATTGTCCTACATAATAAGTGTCTAAAAGTTCTTCATTAAAGTAAAGGGTTCCCTGACCTACAATGCTGGAGTGTGACACAGCGAAATTAGTATTAGTCCATAACATTGGAAGTAGAACTGCATCGGATGCATCACAAACTTCTTGCAAAACGGCATCTGTGTACAGTGTGCCAACACCTAAAGTGGTGCGTAACTCACTAACTGTCGTAAGAGCCATTTTGTTTCCTTTCTAAAGACTCTGGGGAGTAGAGGGCTACTACTCCCCAGAGCGACTTAGTGTGTTACTTATGCAACCTGTACTGCGCGGAATGCTGATGGGTAGCGATTGACTACTGCAACATAACCATAGATACCGATTTCAAGCTGTCCGTTAGCGACAACATTTGCACGGATCTGAAGCGTTCCGCTTTCGTGGAATCGCATTGCCATTGTTGGATAAACAAGTCCAACCTTAATGCCTGCTGTACCACCTGCGTAGTTAGGATCAACTACGAGATTAAGTCCAGCAACTGTGCCGTTAGTTGAACCTTGAGTAATAAGGCCGTTAGCATTTTGTGAAGCTGCTGCCGCGTATAGAGGGCGACCAGTTGTATCAACTGCTCCAAGAAGACCAGCAAAATCAACATCATCGTTACCACCAGATGTAGCAACCAATAGGTTGTTAGGTGTCTGGCGCATTACTCCGAATGAGTCTGCAATCGACTTAGCAAGTGCTTTGTAGATTGTTGTAGAAGATGAATCTGATGATCCGTCTGCTGCAATCTTTGATGCATAAGCATCTGTCTTCTGTGCGTAGCTTGCTGCCAACTCGCGCAAATACAAATCTAGAAAGCTCGGATCCGAGCGATCTACGAGTTCTAGATCCAGCTTGCCAGCTCCTGCGAACTTGACAACATCATCTTCTTGGAAAGTAACTGTCGTGTCTGTTGATCCAAACTCTGCACCTTCTGCTGTCAAAGCAACAGTAGCCTGTGTTCCTAGCTTAGGAGTAAAGATCTTCATTCCTGAAGCAGGAAGTGCTGCGCGCTCGATTGAATCGATGAATGGACGAGATGAATCAATGATGCCGATTACATCCTTTAGGTATGTTGGTGGAACCATACCTGTATTTTCTGCAACTGTTGCAACCTGTAGAGCTGCAATTAGTTCGCGAGCATCTGCGTCACCGCGTGATGCGTTTAATTGAGCCTTAGCGTATTCGCCTGCTGTGACATTTAGGTTAAGGCGTGGGTTTGTGTAATACATTGCTGTAACTGTAGGACGAGCAGCTTCAACTGCTGCTGCCTCTACTGGTGCTGCAACTGTCTCTGGAGTATTCTCCACAGCTGTCTCGCTTTCTGTTTGTGGGTTTTCTTCAACAGGGATAACTTCCTCTGCTGCGATCTCCAGTATTTCTGAACTCGCGAATGCGGGAACAGTTACTAGAGAAACTTCCTTTAGTCGAGCTGATGAAACAACTGTGTGTCCATCTTTTGATGGCTTTGATGCAAGGATTTCTGCACCAATGCTCAAACCTGTGACTAGTCCTTCTTGTGCCATAATCAAAGCGTCATTGCCACCAGATGAGCGACTTAGCTTGAAGGTTGCATAGATACCATCTGCGCGAGTCTCAGCAGCAGTCATGCGACCGATTGGCTTTTTTAGATCGTGCTGTGATAGCAACTTAATCTTTGATGGATCTGCAATCTCGATTGAGTTGGCTGCGAAAGTGTAAGCACCAAGATTAGTGTGCCCGATCTCTCCAGTACCTAGAGGTACGATCTTTCCAGAGATTTCTCTGCGTTCTTCTGAGCATTCGATTGATGATGCTTCAATGTATAGAGTTTCCATTAACTTTCACTTCCATTAGGTGAGAGATCTTCCATTTGCATTGCTTGTTCAGTCGTAATTAAACCAAGTGCTAACATCTTTTCTAGCACTAGCAATCTTTCCATTGGTTCAGTGCGTAAGAATGAATCATCCAATGCAAACTTGACATAATGTCCTGCTGTGCTTATGTCGTCCATTGACAGACGCGCTTCCACGGCAGAAACATAAGGTTGCAGGGTTAGCGCGACCATCTGTTTTCTTTCGTCTTGAACATTGGCATAGGTCATTGTCGTGTTCATTGAAGCAGAAACATAATACGGATCTACAGAACATAATCTTGCACATTCTGTTGCAAGGTTCTGGATTGCATCTGTGTAGCCCATGTCTTTAGGGCTGAAGCCAGTAGTTTGATAATCAAGAGTTGAAGTTAGATAAGCAGTGCCGTTATTTTGACGAGCGCGCTTCCAAGCAGCTAGTAATCCAGAGACTTCAGCAGGTGGAAGGTCAGCCCCCGAGTTTTTCAGGAACCCAGTCGCAGATGGCGTTTCCAGAGCTACGCTTGCTGCTTTTTGTGCATCTAGTGCAGCTTTGATAGTTGAACCACCAACAGCAAGGATGCCTTCATCTTTTTGGAATGTAATAAGAGATCCAAGACCTGACATAGGCAAAGGAACTCCATCGAGATAATACTGTGTCACAAAATTATTAACTGAGTCTGTATTGAATGTAACGCGATTGTTAGCAACCCAATTAGCGTTAGCCATTCTGTTATCTTCGAGGTAGGTCTCAGTAATCTGCCAATAACTGACGCCATACATAAGGAGACTATCTAAAGTAAAGTAGAGTGTCTCAAAGCGAGGTTGAGCTTTAGAAGGTTGCTCTACCCAACGAGGTGCAGCAATCATTTCACCTGTGGACTTCTTGTAATACTCCAGAGGGATACTTGCAATAGTGCCACAGATTAGATCGCGACATCTTTTGATTGATGGCACTTGTAGAGCTTGTGCGCGAGTGACCATGACTGGGAAGTAATTGCCATAAGTCAAGTACGACTCGGACATAACTTGCGGAGCGTTTTGCGCTTCGATAATTTGAGCTTTACGCGAGAAGATACCCATAGACAGAAAGTGTAGCATTTGTCAAGAGATTAGACAATGTGCTAGGGCGTGTCTAACTATAGATTTGAGGTTTAGGTGCTGGAAGCATTAACTTGGAAACCACCATCGCTAAGCCGATAGGAGCTGAGATGTCTCCAGCAGACTTCCGCTTAATGATTCTCCAAGCACTGTCGTTTGTTTTAGCAGCTGTGTTCGTGAACTGCTCAATGAGGTTTTCTTGACCATTATGGACGACCCGAAGATTTGTAAGTCCTTCAAGCAAGTCTCCACAGGCTTTGTAGAACTGTTGCCCTGAAACATCCTCGACCATAACACCACTTTGAGAGAGCCTGTCGGCAATGGTTTGAGTGGCGTACTTGTCAAAGCAGACTAATCGCGGTCTGTATAGATCAACCCATGATTTGATGCTTGCAGCCATCTTCAATTCATCGATGGCGACCTGAGAGCTGTAAGTCTCTAGGATTCCAATGCCAATCCTTCCATCTGGGAGAAGTTGTCCTGCGACTAGTGATCCATTCCTGCGCGAAGGACTGACATCGAAACCAAACACAGTATAAGCCCCGACAGTCATTTCCAGAGTGCTATCAGATGAGTTTTCCAAAACTTCTGTACTGAAAGGACACGAAAGACTTGAAATCCATTGACAAAGTTGCTCGGTTCGTGCTGCTTCCATTGTTGAGGATCCGATTGTCTCCTCGATCGCTGCTTCAGTAATCAGGTAGCCTAGACTTGGGTTTGCCATTGCCCATGCTTTGCGATCCCAGATGTCACAGAAGTCAGGTGCGCTGTATTCGTAAAAGCCCAAGCTCTTAGGTGGTTTGTTTAAGCAGGCTTCGTGAAGATCGTTGAGCACTTTGCTGAAATGGTCTCCAGCATTGCTAGTAAAAAGTCGCTGACTATTTTTACGAGCTAAAGTCACCGATTTAGCGGCATCCATTGCTGGCTCTGACACCTCGCGTAATTCATCGATCCAGAGGAAATCGCATGTTCTTCCTCTTGCGCCATCAGAGGTTGCAGCAGCTACTTCAAGCTGCGCTCCAGATGCAAGGATGATGCGCTCATCTCCATTAGTTCTACGAATACCCTTCTTGATGTCTCCATCTTTCAGCTGAACTCGAAGGAAGTCATTGCGTTCAATGATGTCTGCCATGATGTTAAAGGACTTCATTGCCATCGATCTGTTTGAGGACATGATAAGAATGTCCTTTTCACCAAAACAGAATAAACCTGCAAGTGCCCTCATTCTGGCAAGATGAGACTTTCCTGACTGCCTTGCTATGAGTAGCAAGGCACTTTTACGAATAAATAGATCATCTTTGTCCACAGCGCACATGTCGTTGATGATGAGCTTCTGCCACTCCAATAAAGGCTGACCAATTTGCTCAGCAAGAGCTGCAACCTGATCGCCTTTAGTTTTGCCCTTTAAGAATGGGCTGTGGAGTCTTGGTTTGATTGCCCCTCGTAGCGGTTTGGAGCGTTTGGGTCTATCCGTCATTAAATAGGCTCAGGTCGGGTCTTAAAAGGACTGTCCAGCATCGGCTCCGATTGAGTCGGAGAGAGACAGTTCCA